CTCCTGAAGAAGTTTTATATTGGACTTCAATATTTAATAAAGATGAAACATTACGAAATAAACCAGTAACTAAGTTACTTAAGGATTTAGAAACAAATCATATAAAAGCAATTTTAGAAACACAGACACATTTATCAGATTTATATATAAAAACTTTTAACAAAATACTAAAAAATAGAAATGAAACAATATTATAAATTTTTCGTAGAAGAAAAAACAATACCTGGTATGGAACCAAAAAGAATAATGGGTCAGTTTTATCAAGAAGACAAAATAAAAACAGAGCCTGTTATTGCTTTATTATCTGAAATATCTTTAGAGAATTTATGTAACTTTATGAATAAAACTATGGTAGTTAGACCATTTAATTCAAAAGATATTACTAAGGTAAGTAAAAAGATGGAAATTTCTAGAAATGAAGCTAAGGAACTATTGGAAAGATATAAATATGTATCGAGAATACCTGAACATATTAAAAAATAAGTAAAATGATTTACTTCGTTAGTAGAAATATAAATAGTAATGTATTAAAAAATAATAACATTACGTTAACAGGTGTCGAAAAAGTTATAGAGGATTTACAAAATGAAACTGAAATTTGTCTAGATACTGAAACAACCGGTTACAGTCCTATCTATAACGATATAATTTTATTACAGTTTGGAACTTTAAAAGGTAATCAGTACGTAATAGATACTAGAGATTTTGAAGTAAATCATTTTAAACGTTTACTTGAAAGTGAAACTAAAACTTTCATAGGTCATAATATAAAGTTCGATTATAATATGTTAAAAAAACATGGTATAGTCCTAAGAAATGTATATGATACTATGATTGTTGATAAGGTGATATTTAATGGAGCTTATGGACAAGACTTTATTCGTAAAAATAAAAGATTTTCATTAGCTGGTGTGTACAAACATTATTTCAACAAATATATAGAAAAAAAAATAAGAGAAGATTTTGTCAGATGGAGAAATAAACCATTTACATACGATCAAATAACATATGCTGCTTTAGATGCTTTATATCCTTTTCATATAAAAGAAAAACAACTAGAATTAGTAAAAAAGTATTTGTTAGAAGAGACTGTAAAGCTTGAAAATAAAGTAGTTTTAGCAATAGGAGATATTGAATATAATGGAATGAGACTTGATCCTGTCAAATGGAGAAATGTTGTAAATAAGTATAAAATCAGGGCAGAACAAAGTGAAACAAAATTAGACGAAATGCTTTTATTGCAGCCAGGAACTCAAAAGTATAAAAAAATAGCAACCCAATTGACATTATTTGATGAACCAGAAGATAAAAGAAAATCAATAATAAACTGGAATAGTGATCAACAAGTATATGAAGTATTATCAAATATATTCAAAATATATCCTAAAGATAAACATGGTAAACCTTCTTCTGGTGCTGATGCTATTGAAATGTTATCCACATCCCACCCATTTACAAACTTATTATTAAAATATCGAGAGGAAACAAAAGTTATAACTTCGTTTGGTGAAAAATTTTTAGGAAAATTAAACCCAGATAGCAGAATTAGAACGTCTTTTAATCAAATAATGAACACAGGTAGAGTAAGTAGTAGCAATCCTAATATGCAACAAATCAAAAGATACAATAAAGAAGACCCTGATTCCAAATACTTTAGAGAAGCTTTTTGTGTAAAAGAAGATAAATGTTTATCTACTGCTGACTATTCTCAACAAGAAGCTCGTATAATGGCTGATATGGCTGATGACAAAGATTATATAAAATTTTTCAATGAAGATGGAGGAGACAGTCATAGTTTTGTAGCTACTAAGTTATTTTCTGCAAAGTTTAAAAAAGAATTTAAAGTATCTAAAACAGAAAATGAAGAATATAGATATAAAGGAAAAATACTTAATTTTAGTATTTCTTTTGGTATACAAGCAAATACATTATCTAAATGCCTTAAAGTATCTATAGAGGAAGCTCAGGAGCTCATAGATGCGTTTTATGAAGGTTTTCCTACTCTAAAGATATTTTTTGAAAAGTCTCATGAGGAAGCTCTTTTTAAGGGTTATATAAGGACTAATAATATAACAAATAGAATCAGGTGGTTTCCCGAATGGCGCAAATATTTAGAATTAAAAGATAATCGAAGCAGAGATTGGTCTGGTAACAAAGAACTTTCTATTATTGAAGGAATAATAAAACGAAGAGCTCAAAATACTAAAATTCAAGGTACAGCTGGAGATATGACAAAATTAGCTTTAGTATATATAAGAACAAAATTGATAGAAAATAATATATTACCTTTATATGAAGCTTCAGTAAAATTGGTTAATGTCATACATGATGAAACAGTATTAGAAAGTATCCCAGAATTAGTTAATAAATGGTCTACAATTCAAAGAGAATGTATGGAAAAAGCGGGAGAAGCTTTCTGTAAAAAAGTAAAAGTAACAGCAGATTTTAGTATAGGTCAACATTGGGAACATTAAAATATACAAACATGAAAACAAGAATAGCACCTAGTCCTACTGGATATTTTCATTTAGGAACATTAAGAACAGCTCTATTAAATTATTTGTTAGCAAAAAGTAATAATGGAACTTTTTTATTACGAATAGACGACACTGATCAACAAAGAAGTAAAAAAGAATATATTGATTTTATTTACCAGGAAATGTCAAAATTTGGTTTATCTTATGATGAAACATTCAAACAATCAGATAGAATAGATCGATATAAAGAAGTAGCAGAAAAAATTGGTTATAAAGATAAAGAAAATGATTGGATATGTTTTGACATGGGATTTAAAATGATACTAATTAGAGAAAACGGATATCCTACTTATAATTTTGCTACTGTTGTTGATGATTATGATTATAATGTAACTCATATTATACGAGGAGTTGATCATATTCAAAATATTGATCGTCAAAAAATATTGTGGGATGAAATAGTTTCTGTATATGGAAATAAAAACTTTCCAGAAATAAAACATGTAGGCTTACTATTCGAAGGAAATAAAAAATTATCAAAAAGAGATAATAATGGAACTACTTCAAACTATAATAATTATAAAAAATCAGCTTTATTAAATTGGTTATTTAAATTTGGTTGGTCACATCCTGATCCAAATTTTGATAGTAAATATAAAATATTATATTTAAAAGACATGATTAACTTATTTAATGAAGGAAATCTTTCTACTTCTAATTGTAAGATAGACAAGAATAAATTAGAGTGGTTAAATAAAAGACATTAAGAGAACAATGATGAAAACAAAATTTAAAGAAATTCCAAAACATATAGATAAAAAAGAAGGGTTATGTTGTTTCAATAAAAATTTAGATAAATTGGACAAAGTATCTCTATTAAAAAATAATTTTGTGTTAGAAGAAAAGGATGATTATATAAATATATACTTTACTAAAAAAAGTAATTTTAATATATTTAAAGATTATAAGAACTTTTACTATATGGATGGATTTAGCCCAAATTTGAACAAAGAACTCCATATAGGACATTTTTCTAATTTAATAATTGCAAAAGCTCTACAAAAATTAGGCATCGTAAAAAAGACTATTTCAATGCTTGGGGATACTTTAGAAGGAAATATCTCAAATAAAGAAGGTTTTAGATTATTCAAAAATATAATAAAAACTTTTAACTATAAAGTAAGCAGAATATTTTTTGCATCAAAACTGAAATATCAAGGAAAACTTGAAGAAGGTAAAGGTAAATATGAAGGTACTAAAATATTTGATACTAATGAAGAATTAATTGTCGCAATAAAAAAAGACGGTACAACTTCATATACTTATCATGATATTGCTTTGGCAAAAAAACTAGTTAAGGACACATTGTATTTGACTGGATATGAACAAAAAGAACACTTTAATAAAATAAAAAAAGTATTTAAAAATGTACATCATTTTCCTTTAGGGTTGGTAAAAATATCTAATTCAAAAATGTCAACGAGAGAAGGAAATATAATATTAATAAAAGATATTCTAGATGAACTTAATAAAACTTTTAAAAATAATAAGTTAAGTTACAATGTTTTTGCAGGATATATTTTAAAGTCTTCTCCAAATACAGATAAAAACATAAATATAAAAAATATTTATAATTATAAAAATTCCCCTGGTTTGTACTTAAGTTATACAACAGCAAGGTTATTAAGTGCGGGATGTAAAATACTTCCATTTAAGATAACAAATAATAAATTATTAGAATATTATTTTATACTATCTAAAAATGAACTTAATCCTTCATTATTATTCAATAAATTAATAGACTGTTGTAAAACTTTAAATACATTATATGAAACAATAAAAATAAAAGGTAATTTAAAAAATAAAATAAATATGTCCATCAAGCTAACAGAATTAAATTATTATATGAAAAAAATAGGTTTATACTTAATTAAAAAGGTATAAACCTTTAATATTATTTAGAACAATGATATTAGAATTAGATTTACATTTACTTTATAAATCTGGTCTTAGTCCTAACCAATTCATATTTTGTGACTTATTAAGAGAAGGTCACTATCTAATACTTCAAAAATTAATAAAAACGACAGGTTTTGTAAATAAAGAAAGTATAACAGATTTATTAAGTAAAAAATATGTAATTTCTAATGAATATTTTAATTTAAATGATTTTAATTCTACAATAAGATTTTTAAGCATAACAGATAAATTCAAAAGTATATTACCAGTAAAGAATAATGACCCGTTTCAAGATATATTAAACCTATACCCAACAAAAACATTAAGACCAGACGGTAATACTGATTATTTAAAAACAGGTATAAAAAAATGTAATACAAAATATAACAACATAATAAAAAGAAATCCATCAAAGCATGAGTTAATTGTAGAAGCTTTAAAATATGAGTTAAATATTCGTAAGAAAGAAAACACGTTAAAATTTATGAAACGTCTTCCTAAATGGATTAGTGATGAAGAATGGGAAGTATTCATCCAAAGAATGGAAGATGATAATGGTAATAATAAAGTAAATAATAATTATGGAGGAAACCTCTTATAACAATATTTTACATTATAAACATATAGAACATTCAACTAACGAAATACTTAGTTATATCAAAAATAGAAAAGAAAAAACAATCAAATCACTAAAAACTCGTTGGGAAAAATTTAATAACCAGTGTATGGGGGGAGTAGAACCCAATACTATTTACACTATAGCCGGTATAAGCGGTAGTGGAAAAAGTTCATTTGTAAATTCCCTCGAAACAGATTTATTTGATTTAAATCCTGATGTTGATTTTGTAGTTTTATCATTTAACTGGGAAATGTTATCATCACGTCAAATAGGTAGAAAATTATCATATAGAATGAACAGGACTACTAGTGATTTATATAGTAGTAAGAATTCATTAAATGATGAAGAATATAGAAAAGCACAAACTATAGCAGAAGAAATAAAACAAATACCTATTTATTACGTAGATACACCAGGTAGTGTTGAAAATGTAAGAAATACTATAATTCATTTTTCTAATAACGAAGGTAAAGGAAAGTGGATAGTAATAATATTAGACCATACCTTATTAACACGTGGAAGACTAGGTGAGTCAGAAAGAGAAACATTATCAAGACTTCAATATATGTTCATGGAAATGAAAAAATATAATCAAAACACTATAATTCAATTAAGTCAAATGAACAGAGATATTGAATCTACAGAAAGAATTGCAAACAGTTATATGCATTTTCCTATGCGGAAAGACCTGTTTGGGGGCGACTCAGTCATGCAAGCAAGTGATTATGTAGTAGTAATGCACAGGCCAGAGATGTTAAATATACAAGATAATGAATATGGTCCTAAAAATTGGCCTGTTAAAAACTTAATATACCTACATTTTTTAAAAAACCGAGAAGGAGAATTAGGTATAATAGTATTTGAAAACAATCTCAAATACAATAGAATTGATGAAACTTCTTTAGACAATAGGAAAACTTATGAAGAAGATTTTAGTCCAATTAATTACAATTATTAATTAAAATTAAAACAAAAATAATATGATTTATAACAGAATTAGTGTTCCAGAAACAAAAGATCCTTGGAATATAAATAGAGTAAATGATGCTTATAACTATAAAGAAGATTTTTCATTACTCTCTTTATTAGGGATACTTGGAGGAATATGTCGTCCTCCTAAGAAAAAGAATTTACGTAATAAAGAAAACGGTTGCTTTTCAGTAATAATTTCTGATGTACTATATTTAAGTTCTTTATTAGAATTAGCTTCTTTTAATGGTTTAACAATACGAGGAGATGGTACAGCAAAAAGTAAAAAAAATTTAAATATTAACGAGGGGGATATAATAACCTTCGGGAACTCAAAAAGTTTTGACGTTGATTTCATATCTGACCCAGAATATGTAAGAAAAAACAAACTTATTCCTATTTATGATATTGTAGATGATTATGATACTATTTGGGAAGCTATAAAGGATATGAAAAAAGAGAAAAAAAGTCTTAGTGAAAAAGCTGGTTGTCCAGAAGAACCTTTGTACCGTCATCTTAAAGGAGTTAGTTCTAAAAAAAGTGAAACTATCAATTCCAAAAAAAAGATATCTGTATCAACTAATTGGATGGTAATTGATGGTCAACTGTATCCAAAATATTATAACGATAATGTTATAATTATTAGGTAATATGTCATCTGACTTAACAATATTTAATAAAAAAAGAAGAGTAGGAGAAAAATATTGCTACTCTCTTTTTTTTACTTTAAATGATTTTTTAAAATTTACAAAAGTATTAAGTAAAAAAACTAGATATCGAAGTGTTAAACACAATTTAAAACTATTATTAAATAATATAAAATTAAATATGAAAAAATTAGAAGAAATTTACAAAGAAAGTGGTTTAAAAGATGAAATTTTAAAGGAATCTTTAGAGCAGGCAAAATGTAATTTAGAAACTGAAATAGAAAACTGTAAAGAATTAATAGCAAAAGCAAAATTAAGTATATTGCAAATACTAGAAGATACTCCGTTTGATTCATCTAGTTTATTAGATGATTTTGAAGAACAAAAAGTTGAAGAAAAAAAATTAGAATTATTATTAGAAATTAAAAAACAATTATTTTAAATAATACATGGCAAGAAAAATACTTACATTGGGACCTTCCGGTTCAGGTAAGTCCACAGCCATAGAAAATTTAGACCCAAAAGAGACATTCATAATATTACCAGACAGTAAAGGGCTACCTTTTAAAGGATGGAAATCTAAATATACAACTGTTTTCAAGGAAGATGGTAAATTAGATATACAAAAGTCTAATCTATATGAAACTAAAGATCCTCCAACTATATTAGCTTTGTTAAAAGCAATATCTGCACAAAGATCAGATATAAAAGTTATAATAATTGATACCATTACTATGATGATGGACCATAGTTATATGAATAGAGCTAAAGAAAAAGGATTCGATAAATATACAGATTTAGCATTAGAGGTTTACAATATACTTGCATCATTAGATAATTTAAGACAAGACTTGACCTGTATAATTATAGGTCACGTGCAAAATGACTATGATGCAGTAGGTGAAAAAAGAACAAGTTTTAAAGTAATAGGAGGTAAATTAATTGGCGAAAAAATAGAAGTAGAAGGAATGTTTAATGAAGTTTTTTATTCAGAAGTTGTAATGGAAGACGGCAAACCTAACTATTATTTTAGAACTCAAAGTAATGGAAAAGATACTTGCAAATCTAGTAGAGGATTGTTCGATGAACTCTACATACCAAATGATTTCAAATTTATTTTAGACAGAATAAAAGAATTCGAACAAAATTAAACAAATAAGTTAAGTGTAATAATTTAAAACAAAAATAATATGTCAACTTTATATAATACAGCAATAGTAGACAATGATAACAGAGACAAACCTACTTTCGTAGACGTAGGAATTCATGATAACATCAAATTAGTAAATGTTAGAAGTGAAATTAGTAAAAATAATAATCCTTTTTTATCATTTGATTTTGAAAATGAAAAAGGGGATAGATTGTTTAAAACGTTATGGGAAGTAAAATCTAAGAAACCTTTACAAGAAATGACTGAACAAGAAAAATCAAATTTTGAATACAGAATAAAATGTCAAATAGGACTTGTAAAGCAAATAATCGAAACCTTTGTCCCTAAAGGTTCGTATAAGGAAGCAGAAGTTAATTCTTTTAAAGAGTTTGCCGACTGGGTAGTTTCTACTCTAGGAAATTCTTATAAAGAACAAAAAATTAGAGTAAAAGTAGTATATGATAACAGAAACTTTGCTACTTTACCTGATAATATTAACAGCACATTTATTGAAAATATGTGTCCAAAAGAAGAATCTAAAATAAGACTTTTACCTACTGATAAGATGGAACGAGTTTTACCAGATAAAGAACCTTACAGGCAAAACTCATTAACTTCTTCTACAGTTGAAGATAAAAGCAATAATGATTTGCTTTTTTAATTTGTTAATTTGTAATTATTTTGTGAAGGGAATATAATGTTCCCTTCATTTTAAATATTTAGAATGAATTACTATAAATTTGATCTTTTATATAATTCTAAAGCATTAACCACTGAATATGTAATTAACAGATATGGAGAATATAACATATATTCTTATTATTTAGGTTATAATTTTGATATAAATACAGTATTTAATAGCCCTTTTAGAGAAGATAACAATCCTTCATTTGGAATATTTAAAAGTAAAAATGGTAGATTATTATTCAAAGATTTGGCTACAGGAGAAGGAGGTACTATCTTAGACTTTGTTAAAATAATATACCCGGAATTACAAAGAAGAAAAAGTATTTTATTACAAATACATATGGATTTATCAACTAATAGAAAACAATTTATTTTTAAACCTGAAAACGGTATAAAAGAAAAAACAAAAAGTATAATAGGAATCAATAGAAACAGTTTTAGTAAGGAAGATTTAGAATATTGGTCAAAATATAATATTACTGAAGAAATATTGAGTAAATTTGAAGTTTATAAAGCTGAAAGGGTATATTTAGATGATAAAATAATATGGATATATGATAATAATAACCCTATTTATGCTTATAAAATTTATAATCATTTTAAAATATACCGACCATTTGCAGATAAAAAACATAAATGGTTAGGTAATTGTGATAGACATGATATATTTGGTTATTACCAATTACCTGAACAAGGGGATTTAGTAATCATAACAAAAAGTGCAAAAGATGTAATGTGTTTATACTCCTTAGGTTATAATGCAATATCACCAGCAAGCGAAACATGTGCTATACCTGTAAAAGCAATAAAAGATTTAAAACAAAGATTTAAAATAATATTGGTATTCTTTGATAATGATGAACCTGGTATAAAAGCAGCAGAAAGGTTAGAAATAAAATACGATTTAAATTATTTTTATATACCTAAAGAAACATTAATCAAAGATATTACTGATTACTGTGACCAAAAAGGTACAGAAAAAACTAAAGAATTATTAAAAAGATTAATTAGTGTCTAAAAAGTCTACAAATAAAAAAATAAAAAATGCTACCCCTGTAAATTGTGATGGTATACATTTTAAAAGTAGACTTGAAAAATATTGTTATAAAAAATTAAAAGAAAATAAAATCAAAGCAGAATACGAAAAACATACATATACTTTAGTAGAAGGTTTTGAATTTGATGGTAAGAAAATAAGACCAATGACATATACACCTGACTTTGTTGGTAAAAACTTTGTAATAGAATGTAAAGGACAGCAAAATGATGCATTCCCATTAAGGTGGAAATTATTTAAACTATATTTACACAATAAAAAAAAGAATGTCAAACTATATTTACCTAGGAATTTAAAACAAGTGGATGAAGTAATTGAAATGATAAAAAATGAATGCGTTAAAAAAAAGATGGAAGGGTATAAGAGTTACCCTGTTAAATAAAATTAAATGCCCAAAACTTTTTAAAGCTTGTATTGACGGTGAGTTTGAAGAAGATTATCCTTGGTTATCTATAGGTACAAAACTACATATGTACTTATTAGAACCAGAAAAATTTAAAGAAAATTATACTTATTTAGAATTTGAGACTCCTTCTAGTTTAAAACAAAAAGAATTTTGTGAAAAATTAGTTGAATCAAAAAAAACAAATTCTATAATAGATGAAAAATATACTACTTTAGCTCCTAAGATATATTCAAAAATATATACAGTAAAAGGCAAATCTGAAGAAAAAATTAAAGAAGAAGCCTTAAAATTACTAAAATCATTACAAAAATATATTGAATATCTTACCAAAAGAAAAGAATATAAAGATATACTTAATTACTCCACACTTGATTTTCTTAGAAAAGCTAAGCTAGAAGTAGGTAAACATATAAAAGCAAATGAATTAATATTAAATTTTAAAAACAACACTGAACATAAATCTGAATTAAATATATTATGGGAACATCCTTTTATAGAGTTAGATGGAGAAAAAGTAGTAATTAGTTCAACTGTTGATAGGTTTATAATAGACCATGAGAATAAAGAAATTATACTTATCGATATAAAAACAACTAGCGACTTAAGTAACTTTGAAGAAAGTTTTATTAAATATAACTATGCCAGACAAATGTGTGCTTATTGGCTAGCACTAGCGTACTACATGAATCAGGATGAAAAACTTAAGAAAATACTACAAGAATATAATAATAAAACATATATTGTAGCAATACAAACACAATCAAATAATAATCAAACGCCGATTGAATGTAAGGTATTTCCAGTTTCGGAGGCAACATTAGCGGAAGGATATAGTAGTTTAACAGAAGCTTTAAATGAAGTAGTATGGCATTTTGAAAATGATAAATGGGATCATACTAGGCAGTATTATGAAAATAATGGATTAGAAAAAACATTATAATACAAAATTTTATGAAATTTAAAACATGGAATAATATAGATTTAAAAGGAAAGTGGTTATTTACTTACAAAATTGACGGAGTAAGTTGTATTAATAACAATGGAAAAATGATGTCAAAAGATAACAAACCTTTATATAATATTCCAAATTTTCAAGGTGAAAGAGCAGAAATTTATTGCGGATCATTTAAAGAAACTATTAAAATTGTACGGTCATACAACAATAGACAAATAAAATCAAACGAAATTTATGTACTAGAACCAAAAATAGATCCTAGATTAATAATAAAAGAAATCATAGATCCTGTAAAAGAAACAATAAAAATAGAACTAGACAAAGCTAATTATGAAGGATATGAAGGTTTAGTACTATGGTCCGAAGATAAAAAAACCTTATATAAAGTTAAAAAAATAAAATCAGAGGATGTTAGAATCTTAAATATAATTGAAGGAAAAGGAAAAAATAAAGGCAAACTAGGCGCATTCATGACAAAAAAAGGAAATGTGGGAGTTGGTTTTACTGACGAAGAACGTCAAAAATACTTTTCTAAAAACCTAATTAATTCTTACATTGAAGTAAAATATATGGAATTAACAGAAAAAGGAAAATTTAGACATCCAAGATTTTATAGATTAAGAGAAGATAAATAAATATTTATATGAATCAGACTGAGAAATTTATTTTACCAATGATATCCACTGCGGATATGAAAAATAAGTTCTTTATCAATAAATACTTTATAGGGTGTTATATAGGTGATACAAATAACAACAGATTTCAAGATAAAATAATGATAGCTTACAAATTCGAACCATCAATACCTTTTATAGAATTTGAAAAAGAACTATCTAAAAATCCATATATAAGATATGGTGAAGAGTATGATTATGATGAAAAGAATGTAGTCATATATGTGTTTAATGTACCAAAAGAACATATGGAAGATTATTATTTAATATTAGATGGTAAGTATTCAGAAATAAGTAATATTTTAAAATTAAAAATACTGAAATTTTGGGGAGAAAATGAAATCTCTTTATTGTATTCAATATTATTCAAAACAGAGAAAATAAAAGAATTTTGGGAAAAGACTGATAAAAATTACAAAATATTTTGTGCAGACGAAGAGTACTGGTATTTGCCAAAGTTAGATAATGAAATATTTAATATAAAAGATATTTAAATGAAACAACTACAAGAAACAGTATTACAGTGTACCAAATGTAATCTAAGGAACACATGCAATCAAGTTGTATTCGGAGATAGCAATCCCAAAGCTAAAATAATGATTATAGGAGAAGCTCCTGGTGCTGAAGAAGACAGATTAGGGAAACCCTTTGTAGGACGATCTGGACAACTATTAAATAAAATTTTAGAAGCATGTAATCTTGACAGAAACAAAGATGTGTTTATAAGTAATATTGTAAAATGTAGACCTCCTAATAATAGAATACCCACAATAGAAGAAATTAATACATGTTTACCATGGTTAAAAAAACAGATAGAAATAATAAACCCTTCAATTATTCTTTTATTGGGAGCAACTGCTTTAAAGGTTGTATTAGGAGAAAAATATAAAATAACAAAAGATCACGGAAAGTGGTTCAAATGGGAAGGAATAAATGTAATACCTACATATCACCCTTCAGCATTATTAAGAAATCCCTCTTTAAAACAAAGTGCTTGGGAAGATTTCCAAAAGATAGTAAAAAAAGTTCAAGAAATTCATCATTAAAATAAGTCATACAAAACTCGATAAGTTCAGCTGTAGCAAGATGGAACCTCTACAAGTATGTGAAGCCAGGAATGGATTGTGAAGGGAAAAAAGGTTTGTAGTACCATCAGATTAAAAGGAAGTCTTGAGCAGAAACCTTGCGTATGATTTATTTTAAGATATAAAAGAATATAAGAACAAAAGGGTCATTAATTTGACCCTTTATTATTTTAATAACAAACTTAAAACAAACAATATGAATTTAAAACAATTAAAAGTCAGTAAACAAAAATTTGAATTTTTAACTAGTGTACTAGAATATGCTAAAAAAGAATATGAAGATATTTTAAATGAATTAGATACAAACAATCTTCAAGAAATAGTACTAGAAATTATAAATAAGCATAGAGTTGATAATAATTTACTTATTATTAACATGGATTCAGACGGAAATAATTATATAAGTGAATTATACGCAAGAGATATTAATTTTAGAAAGTATGAAAATGTAGAAGATTTTGAAAAAAAGTGGTATTTTAAAGGATTTCCCTGGTCTCCTGTAAAAACCTTGGATGATCTTTATTATGTCAATAACTATGATCTTTATTACAAATATTTAAATGATAAAAAAGAAGAAGAAAAACAAAAAAGTATTAAAAAAATTGATGAGCAAATAAATAAAAGAAATGAACTGCTTGAAAAAACTAAGAAATTTGGATTAGAATTACCTGATGAAAATTTAATTAAACAATTAGAACTTATTGAAAAGATAAAATCTAATGATACTTCATTAGAGGATTCTTTAAAAGCTTTTAAATTATTAACTGAAAAAACTTACCCATCACTTGAAGATGATTATTAGTAAATTTTTAATGAATTTAATTTAAAGCTATTTTTAAGCCTTCTACCGCACTTATCGATAAAATGAATATATATTATTACTTTAACATAGATCGTGCGTTAGAGGGCTTCTATTGAAGTCATTTTTAAAAATTTATAAAATTTTAACTATGATTCATACTTTACCTACAAAAAGATATAATAATGCTTATTTAAAATTTAAAAGACATTTAAACGGTATAAAAATAATTAATATTGAGACTAACCAGAAATTAGTTGTTACCCCTAGGGAACATCTTCATATAAAAACTAAATATCCAATAGACGAAAACATTATGTATAATTTAATATTTGATACTTTTAAAATGGATTATTCTTTAGTTGAAAATATTGAATTAATATTTGACGGAAATATATAATTTCCATTTGTTTTGAAAATTAATTAAATAAAAAAGGGGTTGAATTTATCAGCCCCTTTATTTTTTTGTTATATAAATAATTACCTATTTGTAGTAAACCATGAAATTTGATTAATATATAACTTTTTTGATCTTTTTACGTATATACATTTATAATTCAAATTTAAATATTATGTGTATATATTTAATAATAAATTTACAAAATAATAAAATATATATTGGTTCAGCTGTCAATTTTAATAAACGAAAAAATTATCATTTAAGTTATTTAAGACGAAATAAACACATTAATTATAAGTTACAAAATGATTTTAATATATATGGGGAAGAATGGTTTGTGTTTAAAATATTTAAGAAAGCAAATAACGATTACAAAAAATTATTAAAATTAGAACAATCTTTTTTAGATTCACTAAAACCAGATTATAATATAGCAAAATATGTAGAACAGCCTTATTACGGAAGAAAACATTCTAAAGAAACAATTGAAAAAATCAGAAAAGCAAATACAGGAATAAAATTTTCAAAAGAACGATGTGAACGAATATCAAAAGCTAACAAAAATAAAAAAAGAAAACCTTTATCTGAAAAAACAAAAAACAAGTTAAAAGAACTAAGAGTTTCAAAACCTGTCAACCAATATGATTTGAATAATATTTTTATAAAATCTTACCCAAGTATAAAAGAAGCTGAAAGACAAACAAAAATAAATAGAGGAAATATTAGTGACTGTTGTAATAACAATATAACAAAAACTGGAGGATTTATTTGGAAGTTTAAATCTTAATTACGTAGCCAAGCAATTTGATCTTCAACGTCTCGTAACCTATATATTTGTTTCATACCAGGTACAAAATTTGTAAGTGTTTTACTTATTTTTAACCTACCTCGCCAATTACCTCTTTGATATCTTTCAAAAGCTAAATCTCCACTCCACAAAGGATCTATCAATTGGCCAAATAACTTCATAGTATTTTCTATTACAGACATTGATGCTGCTGGGGATCTTAATATTCTCATAGCCTCTTGAGGATTAAAAAAGAAACCAAGTTCTGCCCTAAACCTTAAAGCTTGATATCCTAGAAATGAATACAACCATTCTTCATCATCAACTTCACCTTTCATTTTTACAAAAACACTGCCCATTATAATAGCAGCTAGTAAAAATACTATCTCACCAAGAGTACGTTTAACATTAGCTTTTTCCATTCGTGTAAGTTCCTGCCAATTTTCAGACATTAAACTTAACTGAAATGTTTTTAAATCTTTTAACAAGTTACCTACAAATCTAAAAAATGTCCTGTAAGTTCCTTCAACAAAATCACCTTGAAAATTATTAACATATTTTTTACCATACCTACGTCTAAATCCGGGTACAATAAATTTCCTAAACATATAAGCCATCCTACCTAAAGCTAACCTTTGAATAGCAACTCGACCTAAATCTGAATATTCCCCGTGTAATCTTGACAATAATCGCTTGACCTTGCCTTCAAACTCAAATTGCTCCCTTTCTCCAAAGTTAACTACTTTTTCGCCATTTTTACCTTCAAATGCTAATTTACCCTCTTTGACTTTAACAACATCTAACATACTACCGAGTACATTTCCTTTTTCATCTTTAGCCTTAATAGTATCTAGCATTGCTAACATTAATTTCGTTTGCATATAATGTTCACCAGCATGTGAAGTAAAGAATAAAGTATTAGTAGAAAGAAGTTGTCTAAACTTAGAGTTCTTCCTAAACTTACCCCCAACGTACTCATTCAGTATATCAAATCTTTCATTTAATAAATTAACAACATTTTCTGGAGCCCTCATACCTATATCCCCAAGTAATCCAGCCATATTTTTAAAATAATAACCATTTGCTTTAGCAAGATTCTTAGGACTATAATATTGTTTACCGAAAGCTTCAATAATTTGTAAACTACTACCTAATATAACATTAGCTGTCCCTTGAATAAAATTAGCACCTAGTAAATTTAAAGCTGTATATCTGTTTAATAAATCAACAGCTCTACCAAAGTCTATTTCTGCCCCAAATATATTTAATGTTCCTTCTTCTTTAGTTCTTT